TGTCACCGGAGATTTGGGAAAACTGTCTTAACAGTAAACGAACTCATTAAGAAATGCCTCCAATGTACCCTTCCTAGACCTCGTTATTATTATATTGCCCCAACGTATAGTATGGCAAAAAGAATAGCGTGGGATTATCTTAAATACTACACAAGCGTACTACCAAACATGGATTACCATGAAACAGAATTAAGAGCAGAGTTACCGAATGGAGGTAGAATACAGTTATTAGGCTGTGAACGCCCTCAAACCCTAAAGGGTTTGTATATTGATGGAGTTGTGCTTGATGAGGTGGCTCAAATGCCACCGAAGATGTGGACCGAAGTAATTAGACCTGCCCTATCGGACAGGGAAGGTTTTATGATAGCGATTGGAACACCACAAGGACATAATGCGTTCTTTGATTTATACCAACATGGCGTACATGATGAGAAGTGGTTTACAAAACTATTCAAAGCGAGTGAAACAAAAGTTGTCAAAGAAGAAGAATTAGAAGAAGCCAAAAAAATGATGCCTCCGGAGATATANGAGGCTGAGTATGAATGTTCATTTGAAAGTAATGCGATTGGAAGTATTTATGCTTTAGGATTAAATAAAGCTGATGATGAAGATCGCATTACTAAAGTTCCTTATGATCCAACAGTAAAGGTAAATACCTTTTGGGATCTTGGTATGAAAGATAAAACAGCTATATGGTTTTGTCAGCAAAAAGGAACAGCCATACATTTGATAGATTATTTTGAAGATAGTGGCGAGTCACTAGAATATTATGCAAATGTGTTAGATGATAGAGGCTATGTGTATGACACACATTATCTCCCTCATGATGCAAGTGTACGAGAAATTGGTACAGGTAAATCAAGAGTAGAAATAGCACAATCTTTAGGCCTGGTAACAAGCATAGTACCGAAGATGAGTATTGATGATGGTATTAATGCTGTAAGAATGACACTTGGTAGGTGTTTTTTTGATTATGAAAAAACAAAAGAAGGCCTAGATGCTCTTAGACAGTACAGATGGGCCGTAGATGATAAAGGAATAGCAAAAAATAGACCGGAGCATAACTGGACTTCGCATAGTGCAGATGCTTTCAGGTATCTTTGCACCGGATTACAAGAAACAAAAAACTGGAATACAGAAATTAATTACCCAAAATTAGGAATAGTATAGATGAAATTAACAAAACAACGATTACTCTCTTTAATCTCACAGGAGATTACAAACTCAGTAGGGTACTATGGGAGTGATTTAACAGAACAACGCAGAAATGCCTTACGATATTACTTAGGAGAGCCTCTTGGCAACGAAGTAGAAGGCCAAAGTCAGGTCAGATCGCAAGATATGTTGGAAGTAGTGGAAGCAATACTACCAAGCATGATGCGAATATTTACGCAAGGTGAAAGTATTGTTCGTTTTTCTCCTAATGGACCAGAAGATGTGGAATATGCTGAACAAGCTAGTGATTATATTAATCATATTTTTAATGTTGATAATAATGGTTACTCTATTTTGCATACTTTGTTTAAAGATGCTCTTATTTCTAAAAATGGATTTGTTAAATACTATTGGAAAACATCTAAAGAGCAAAAAAAAGAATCTTACGAAAATTTAACAGAGGCCGAATACCAATCTTTAATTGCTGATCCTGAAGTAGAGGTTGTAGAAGTTGAAGATAACGTAGCAGAAATTGATTTAGACAATATTGATGTTGATGAAGCAACATATAACGTCAAAGTTAAACGAGTTAAAGACTATGGCAGAGTATGTATTGAAAATGTAGCACCAGAAAGTATTTTAGTTACTTCTACAGCAACAAGTTTAGACGATTGTAATTTTATTGGTCAGAGAGTTTTTAAAACAAGATCTGAATTAATCAACATGGGATTTGATAAAAAAATTATCAATGAACTTCCTCCTGCTGATGAGTTTATTTATAACAACGAAGCAGAAACAAGAAAGAACTATGATGATTCTGATATGTCACAGGAATATCAAAACATAGATCCTGCATTAACAGTTGTTCAAGTCATAGATTGCTACATGAAATGCGATTATGATAATGATGGTATAGCAGAATTACGTCATGTGGTTGTGGGTGGTAGTGGGAATAATGCGTATCACATTTTAGAAAACGAAGAAATAGAGCAAATACCTTTTGCTATGGTAACACCAGTACCTATGCCTCATAAATTTTATGGTCTTTCCATGTATGATTTAATTGGTGACGTACAAGAAATAAAAACTACACTTCTAAGACAAATTTTAAACAATGCGTATCTACAAAATAACTCACGCACAGTTGTTGTAGATGGTCAAGCAAACATAGATGATCTTTTAACCAGTAGAGCAGGTGGTATTGTTAGAGTAAAATCACCTGGAGCAGTATCACCTATGGCTACACCTAATTTTATGCAAGAAGGTCTTGCTATGATAGATAAAATTGATTCTATTAAAGAGCAAAGATCTGGCGTAACAAAAGTACAAATGGGTTTAGATGCAGATGCAATAAATAAATCACATCAAACAGCAACTACAACAAATGTGATGATGAACGCTTCTACACAGCGTATAGAATTAATTGCTAGAAACTTCTCTGAAGGCGTAAAAAGAATGTTTCAAGGTTTACTAACGTTAATCTGTAAACATCAAGACCAGGATCGTATTATTCAACTTAGAGGTAAATTTGTCAACATGAACCCTAGAGAATGGGTAGATAGATACAATGCAACAGTACAAGTTGGACTTGGTAGTGGTTCACAAGATCAACGACTAGAAGTTTTAGGTAGAGTATTAGCAGTACAAGAAAAATTAATTAGTGCAGGTGGAATGGGTATTGTAGATCCACAAAAGATTTACAACACACTAGAAAAATATTTGGAAAATGCCGGTTACAAAGACGCCTCTCAATTCTTTAACAACCCTGCTGTCACGCCTCCACCTCCACCAAAACCTCCTCAGCCAGATCCTACGTTAATGTTAGCACAACAAGAGCTACGCAATAGACAAGCAAAAGATCAAGCTGAATTACAACTCAAAGCAAGAAAACAACAATCAGATGAGTTGTATAAAACAGAGGATATGAATTTAAAACAACAAAAATTAGCAACAGAAATTTTAAAAGATACGCAAAACAAACAAATGAAACAAGAAGAAATAAATCAAAAAATTATTGACTCAGCTTTAAATAACGAGAGGTTACAATAATGGCCTACACACCTTTTTTTCAAGGAACGGAAGCAACAAATGTTATTAATTCTTATTTGAATCAAAACGTTGATGCCAACACAGCTATGGTACAACCTGACATGAACCAATACGGAGTATTTCGTAATCCTTATTCGCCAGAGGGTTTTTATGCCAATGAAACAGATCAATACCCTATTTCTGAATATGTACCACCGGTAGCAGATGATGAAGGAGTACCGGCTTGTCCTGAAGGATATGTATATGATGAAGTAATGAAATCGTGTCGTTATGTTGGTCAAACAGGAGAAGCGAATGAACCAGGTAATAGAGATGATCCTCCTGAAGAACGAGATTATATGTCAATTAAAGACATGGAATCAGCAAGTGATTATGAATTATTAGATTATTTAACAGATGGATTTTTAGCAAATAGTAAACTTGGTTTTTTACCTAGTAAACTTGGAAATGATTTTTTCTTAAAAGGTACACCTCCTAATATTTTGTCTATGGGATTAGGTTTTTTAGGATTAAATGATAGCAAATTAAGAAAAGATTTTATGGCAAAAGAATTAGCTAGGAGAGGTTACGATTTAAATACTAAACAAGGTCAATTAGGTTTAACACAAGCTATGGGTATTATTAATAATGCACAATCTTCTAATTTAGGTTTTACGGCAGATGAAATTAACAAACAAATACAAGCTAAAAAAGATGCACAAAATATAGTTAATCAAGGTGGTAATCCATATGCTCAAACGATGACCTATCAACAAATAAAACAAGATGCACAAAATACAGGTGGAACAGTAAATCCACACGAATTAAATTTCACAGCAAGCCCATCAAATCAATCAGTATATGCGTTCAATCCTATTACTAATCCGGCTGATAATTTTGATGATGAAAGCTCTGGTATTTAATGGAAAAAGAACAAGAACGAGCAATTAAAGCTAAACGAATATTAGAAGATCCAATATTTGTTGAAGCAATACAAAAGATTCGTCAGGATTTAGAATTACAATGGCTAAACTCTGACCTCAAAGATTCAGAACAACGAGAGCATATCTTCCTCATGAGAAGAATGACAGAGGTTGTTGTGATGCAGTTGCAATCTGTTTTAGAAACAGGAAAACTCGCAACAAAAAAATAAAAGGAGAATACAATGGCAGAACAACCAGAAATGGAATCTGCAACAGACAATCCTTCACCGGAAACTGTTGTACCAACGCCCAAGCCTCTAAATACACAAGGAGAGGTAGCTGATGCCCTGAAAAACTTACTAAGTACAGACGCCTCTAAGAATCAGGAAACAGCAAGTGAAGAATCACCAAAAGAGGTAAGCGACTCGGAAACGAATAACGAAGATGCTTTTGATGATGATGAACTAATAGATCAAGTTGAAGATGATAACACTTTAGACAGTAATCAGGAACTTTATAAAATTAAGGTCGGAGATCAAGAATTAGAAGTCAGCCTAGATGAACTCAAAGATGGGTATTTTCGCCAACAAGATTACACTCGTAAAACTAAAGATCTTTCTGATAGCAGAAAATCTGTTGATGAACTTAAAAATTCATTAACAAGGGAAAACGAGGAGGCAA